CTATTTATAATTTTTGCAATATTATTATTAGTGGCTCTAGTATATTTTATAACATATCAGAAATTTAAATGTTCAGAGTATATTAATTATATGAAAAATATGAAAATATCTGGAAAAATTGAAGATGTATTATCATATCTTCAGACAGGTGATATTATATTGTCCGTAAATTGCTTAAAAGAAAAAATGAATAAAATAGATTGCTTTAAAAATAGTCGAGCAAATTTTGTTAAAAATGGCTATAATTATAGCCATGTTACTATGATTTATAGAAAAAATAATAAAATTTATCTAATAGATTTTTCTTTTGGAAATAGATGTATGAAAAAATATTATTTAGTTTCTCCAAAATATAAAGATGGATTACGTATAATTGAATTTGAAAAATATATTAAAGAATTAAAAAAAAATACTAAAAAAGATGAATTTTGTTGTCAAAATTACGGAATACGCTTTATTAATCGAAAAATTAATCAAGAAGAATTAAATAAAAGATTAGAAAATGAAATTCATATTTTATCTGATAAAGATTTTAATACTTATAAAAAAGTTGCAATGATTGCAGCATCTGGATGGTTACTTAAAGATATGCCTAATAGTTTCAATTATTCAACTGAAATATTTTATCCAAATGATAAAAAGGATACATATTTTTGTAGTGAAATGATTGGTATTTTGCTACAAAGAATTGGAGTTATGAAACGTGAAAATAGAGCCAGAATGTTTTATCCAGCCGATTATAATGGTTCAAATGACAGAAATATGTTTGAAAAAGGTATATATTCATCAATTAAAATATATAGTTAATAAAATTGGATTCAATAATATTTATATATTAGTAAGAATATAATGAAAAATATTTTTATAATGATAACAATTATTTTTATAATCATATATGGATTATATATTTCAAAAGTAACAATGTTTGACGGTGTCAAAAAAATTATTATTGATAAACCATATAATAAGCTATTAATTGTAGCTCATCCAGATGATGAAACATTATGGGGATACCATCAATTAAAAAATAGTAAAGGCTGGAAGATATTATGCGTAACAAATGCGAATAATTCAATACGTGTTATTGAATTAAAAAATATAGCAATTCATTTTGATACCGCACTAGAAATTTGGAATTATGAAGACAGTGCTTTCCACTATAATATGCATCCTCAATTATACAAAGATATTGAGAATGAAATAAATAAACAAAATGTAAAAATTGTTTTAACACATAATCCATTAGGAGAATATGGACATATTCAACATATAAAAATTTCAAATGTAGTTTTGACAGTTTCCAAAAAGCCAACATTTGTATTTTCGTATACTCCAAATAATGGTAACAAACAAAATAAAATATGTGATTTGAAAAAATATTATAAATCGCAAGATAAAATATTTGAATTTCATTGCCAAAAAATTACTAATAATAAAATCTATCGCATTATCTGATTAATAATAATTCCTGTAATAATAATAATTAGTATTACATACATAATACTTATTTTATTACAAAGCACAAAATTAATAGCCAAAGTATCCCAACTATTCCAAGATTGTCCATAAATAGCTCTTAAAAAATATTTTTTATTATATTCACAATTATCTATATTACAAATATTACATGGAACAGTAATTTCTAATAATTGTGCCTTCTCTTTATTTTTACGATAAACTTTATCAACCATAAATGGTCCAGTACTATAATATATTTTAAAATGTTTCGTAAAATAATACCATTTATATGGTTTTTTCATCTCTTCTATGCATTGAAGCCAAAATTTTGCTCCTTTATGTGAGCATAAAAATGAATTTGTTATACAATCTATATTACTACTTTTAATTAAACCAACCTCTTTATCCTTATCTAAAATAATTGATCCAAATGGCTTTAATGCTTGATAATCTAAATCAAGATATACGCCTCCGTGTAAATATAAGACCATATAACGGATTGCATCAGCTCTTTGTATATTATATTTAAAATTAACAAAATATGGCAGAAAATCAGGGAAATGTTTTTTAACAATTGCCAAATTATCATCATCTGACAATAGCACATATTTCCAATCTTTATTTTTTTCTTTTACTGTTTTTTGTCCATATTTCCAATTATCAGGCACATCATATGTTTTCCATGTTTGAAATATTATTTTTGGAATTTCCATATATTTTATTATAATATTTTTTCTTTATAAAAATATGATATTAATTATTATTTTTATAATTATAACAATAATATTATTATTTTTAACAATAATTTATAAATTTTTTTATTTTTCAAAACTAAATGGAAAAAGATTGAATAATAAAATTGTATGGGAATCAAATATTAATGAATATAATCCTTCAATAGCAAATAATACTATTGCAATAAGATATTGTAATATAGAAAAAAAAAATCTGGTAAGCTTAATTAAATATGTTATTTTACAAAAACAAAAAACAATAATGAATAATATAATTATTTATAAAAATTACATTTCAAAAAATTTAAATATAAATCTTGAGGATCCGCGAATATTTTATTATAAAAATAATTATTATATTATAGCAGTTGATTCTGATACAATAAAAAATAATATTATACCAAAATTAATAAAACTTGATTCAAAGTTAAATATTATAAATATAAAACAATTTGATATAAGTGAATTTAAAATTCCAGTTAAACAAAAAAATTGGAATCTTTTTAAAGATAAACATGATAATATTTTAATGATAACAGATGTATACCCAAAAATGATAATTAAAAAAGTTAATTTAGAAAATGCAAATATTATTTCCAAAGTTGAGCATGATACAACAAATTTTTTCCCAAATATGTATAAAAAATTTTTTATCCGTTGTAGCACAAATTTTATTCCATGGAAAGATAATAAATTAATATGTATTCTTCATCTTAAAAAATTATTATATATTCGCTCAATTTTCTTTGTAATTGAAAATACACATCCTTATCGACCAATAAAATATAGCAGAATATATCATTTTTTTAATGAGCGAATTGAATTTGTATCAGGTATACAGTGGAGAAATAATAAAATAATAGTAGCATTAGGTGTTAATGATTATAAAGGATATTTAATTGAAATAGAACCAAATGATATTGAATTTTTATAATTTTTTTATATATTATATTATGAAATTATTTATAATTTTACCAATCTTAAGCATAATTTTAATATTAATAGTAATTTGCAAAGCATTTTATTTTTCAAAATTTAATGGAAAAAGATTAAATAATTTTATTATTTGGTCTTCAAATAAAAATGAATATAATCCATCAATATCAAATAATATAATTGCAATTAGAAATTGTAATATTGAAAAAAATAATTTAATATTAAGCTATATTAAAAATAATATTTTTCAAAAACAAAAAAAAAGAATGATTAATAGTCTAATTATTTATAAAAATGAAAATAGAATAGATTTAAATATTAGTTTGGAAGATCCTAGGATATTTTATCATAATAATAAATATTATTTAATAGCAATTGATTCAAGCACTTTTTATGATTATAAAAATGATAAAAGAAATTTTATTCCAAAATTAATAAAATTAGATAATCATTTTAATATTATAAGTATTTTACCATTTGATATGAGTGAATTTAAAATTCCTATCACACAAAAAAATTGGAATATATTTAATGATAGAAATAATAATATTCTGATGATAACTGATGTATACCCAAAAATGATTATTAAAAGAATTAATTTAGAAAATGCAAATATTATTTCCAGAGTTGAGCATGATACAACAAATTTTTTTCCACAAATTTATAAAAAGTGTTTTATCCGTTGTAGCACAAATTTTATTCCATGGAAAGATAATCAATTAATATGTATTCTTCATATTAAAAAATATTATTTATATTATCGTTCATTTTTCTTTGTTATTGAAGATACATATCCTTATCGACCAATAAAATATAGCAAAATATATCATTTTTTTAATGAGCGAATTGAATTTGCATCAGGTTTACAATGGAGAAATAATAAAATAGTTGTAGGACTAGGTGTAAATGATTATAAAGGTTATATTACTGAGATAGATCCAAATGATATAGAATTTATATAATTATAAAAATATTTTTTTATAACTAATATTTAAATAGTTTTATTAATGAACCAATTATTGATTGACTTTTTAAATAGGTATTCATAGGATTATCATATTCTAATTGTCGAATTTTGATATAGGGTTGAATAAATTTTTTATAAATTTTTTCCATTTTATAATCAAAAACAATTGTTATTCGTTTCTTTTTTATATCTTCTTCCCAAATTATATTTTCTAAAAATATTTCATCTTTCATCCAATGCTTTCTATATTTAAAATTATTAATTTTTTCTAACATATCTGGAACACAACGATTTCTTCCTCCCCAAAATCCAGCTTGAAATAATTTTATTCCTATTAATGATATTTTAGTTATATGGACAGAATTAGTTTGTAAATATTTAATAAAATATGTATTATCTTCATTTATCCATTTAGTAACTTGATTATAATCAAAATAATTTAATTGATAATCAACATCTCTAGATAAAAATACTACATTATCTTGTGCAGGTAAAAATCTCCAAAATGTGCAATCTGATGGTGTCATATTATCTTGTTGAATAATTATCACTTGGCAACCTTTCTCAATAAAATTTTTAATTACAAATGTTGGTGTTTTGTAATGAATATAGATTCTTAATTCCCAATTTGGGAAAAATTTTGATAAATCATCTTTCATTTTATATGCATGATTATAATAATATGGGTTATCTCCAAATAAACTTAGGCTTATTATTTTATTATTATTATTTGTGTTGAATTTATTTGCAATAATTATGTCATTTGAAGCTGTTTCAAATATATATAATTTATAAAAAAGTTTATACCACCAATAATTATTAATATATTTTGCTATAATTATAAATATAATTAATATTATTAGAGATAATAATATAATATATTTATACATATAAAATATAAGAGATATTTTATAAATATAAATATACTAAATATTTTTTACAATGAATTTAACAATTTCCGCTTCTGTTTTCTTCCCTTTGTAGTCTACAATTTCCCCATTTTTTTTAACAAATCTATAATCAGGGTAAACATGAATATCCAAAGGTAAAGTCATATCTTGGTTCATGCCTCTAAAATTATAAGTATTCAAAGCGTATATTTTGAATTTATATTTGAATAATCTAGCAAAATTCTCCCACATATTTTTTGACATAACACAACTTTCGCACCATGG